GCGGCTAACACTCACGCCCACCAATTCAGCGAGCTTGTAATCAAAAATTGCCTTTTCTTGTGAGCGCTGTTTCTGAACTCGTTTCTTGCTTTCTATGTAGCGGAATATTTCGGCAATCGTCATATTCCAGAACTCATATTCAGAAAGTCCCCAATCCATAGCATTATCAAGCATCTCATAAATTCGCTTGCTAAATAAAACGGGGGCAGAACTGTTGTCAGCTCCGCCCCCACTTGTCAGTTTTTTTCGGTTTCCCCCGCTCCATTGTCGGCAATCAAACCGGAAACTTTATAAAGCTCAATTATTACCTTTATAAAGTCCGTTGCGGTATGCCCATCGGCAAGCCACGCGTCATAAATGTCATAAGCATCAATCAGCGTGATACCATGGTTGTATTGCTGTAATGACGCGTTCAATATTGCTACCATTGTAGTGATAGTTGGTATTGTCTCGCCATCGCCAAAAATGGCGACAGGATTGCAACCGATTTGCTTTTCAAGCATTATTACGCTGCGGGTATTGAGCCTCAATTTATAATCTTTGCCGCCAGCGCTGAAATCAACATATATCATAAATAAATCTCTCCTTTTATTTTATCAGTTGGGGAAGGGGAAAGAGAGTAAAACCCCTTTCCCAACCCCCATATATGGGTTATGCCCAAGTCATTTCAGAAGTGGGCTTGATTGACAAGGTATATGTAAGCACGGCGTTCACGCCTACACCGTCGAGTTTGATGGAGCTGCCGCCAGTGAAAGAGCAGCTTTCTCCGTCAGGAAGCTCTACCTTCCAAGTGCTTTCACCATCGAGCGCCTGTAAAGTGCTGAACTGCGTTTTTGCGTAAAGGAAC